ACTACTCTGGTCCTTTGTACTCCTGAGTTACACTTTCACTTCATTCTTAACTAACAAACAACAATGCAAATCTCTGAATTCCTGACTACTTCCTTCCAAAATGTTCGCTCTTCGAAGCGTACTGATCAACTGCACAAAGTTCTTCTGGATGAAGTTCTGAATGCAAATCCTGAGTGGGCAGAATATACTTGGGAATTTGAATATCAACTGCCCGTTGATGGTTTCGGTGGCACCTTTGATGTAGACATTGCTGGTTTCAGTGAGGGTCAACTTAAAGTCGCAATCCTTGCCAAAGCTATCAACAGCAACGTCAACAAAAATATCAAGAACTACGCCAACACGACTATCGGTGAGGCAGCACGTATTATGTTTGCCCCTGATGCTGACATGGAGAAAGTTCTCTTTGTGAGTATTCTTCCCCGCGTTGCACCACGTTTCAACAAGGGTGGAGATGTTGTCGGATTCGATGATGTCCTCGGTGCTAAGTCTCGCACCAGGGTTAACCAGGTCTTGCAGGTACAGTATGACGGTGTGGTTGAATCTGTGGATCTATTCTTTGACATTAGCGGTGTGAAGAACTTCACTCGCTCTGAGGAATTTGATCAGATCTGTGTAGAGAATCTGGATGAACTTATGCTCGCTTGATTGATACTTAGGGCACGAACGAATGTGTTGTCGTTCGTGCCACTTTTGCAGCAGCGTGTGATTTTGGCAGTGTTTTTGTGGGGTTCGTTTATATTTTTGCGGGCGATGCGGTTATAAAAACGCTAACCTCCCCTAACCTACAACGAACCCAAATCGACCGATAGATATAACGCTCAAAAAAAATTTCCCCAGGATATAAAACGACCTCTAAAACCCTTTCATGTCAAAAAATTTCCGCCGAAAAAATTCGCCGTATTGGTCTTTTTGGAAAATTGTGTTGGCTGGATGGTGCGTCCGATATCCTCGCCAGATCTTCTGGAATCCTCTGATACGTTACCCAGTCTGTATTCTTGTGGGTTGGGCAGCAGTTCGGTTGATTCATATGCTAACATAATAAATAGATGCAAGGTGAAAAACCACCGAGCTCAAATGACTTATCAAATACGCGCAAAAAGCACAGGAGTCATCTTCTGTGACGATCTAGAAACGAAAGAAGAAGCAGAGAAGAATCTGATCACTATTCAAGGTATGATAGCCCTCAGCGGAATCAAGACTGACTATCATATCGAAGATTTTGAGATCATTCACACTGCTCAATAAGAATTGACAGATCATTCTATTTACTGTAAACTTGACATTGAAACAAAGGTAATTACTTATGGCAAAAGGATTTGTAGTGAAAGCAAAACCTCCCACGGTCGAAAAAGAAGCTGAGTGGGATATTGGAGCAATCAAAGAGCGAATGAAAGGCAAGAAGATTGTCTTTTGTCTTCCTGGACGCGGATGCTCCTATACATTCTTGAAGAACTTCGTTCAACTGTGTTTCGACATGGTTCAGAACGGCATGAGCATTCAGATCTCTCAGGATTATTCTTCTATGGTGAACTTTGCACGTTGTAAAGTTCTGGGTGCAAATGTTCTTCGTGGTCCCAATCAGATTCCCTGGGATGGCAAACTGGATTATGATTATCAACTCTGGATTGATAATGACATTGTTTTCAATACCGAAAAGTTTTGGCAACTTTGCGATCTTGCAGTTCCTGCCGAAGGTGAAGAGAATGAGATTGCATGTGGTTGGTATGCTACGGAGGATGGACGTACTACTTCTGTTGCTCACTGGTTGGAAGAAGAAGAGTTTCGTAAGAATGGTGGTGTGATGAATCACGAAACCGTAGAAACCATGGCAAAGCGTAAGAAACCTTTTACTGTTGATTACACTGGTTTCGGTTGGGTCATGATTAAGAAGGGTGTATTTGAGCGTATGGAGTATCCTTGGTTTGCTCCAAAGATGCAACAATTTGAGTCTGGTGCAGTTCAGGATATGTGTGGAGAAGACGTAAGTTTCTGTCTGGATGCAAAGGAACTAGGTATTGAGACCTGGTGTGATCCTCGCATTCGTGTTGGTCACGAGAAGACTCGTATCATCTGATGAGAATACTTTACAAAGGTAGAGTAATACATAAGAATCTCAGTCATGAAGAGTGTGCTGAGATTCTTGACGAAATGTCAGAGCAAGTTTACAATGATGAAGTAGATCCAACTGAAATTGAAGTGGAGGAAGACTAAATGGCACAAACGAGAAAAACTCTATCAGGATCGGCAAAACTTGAATCTCATCCCAAGAATACCCGACAGGGTTGTGGGAAGAATACAAAGTATGCCGCAACGAGTAGAAACAATGCTCGAAAGCCTTATCGAGGTCAAGGTAAATAATTTCTGAAAGACTTCTCGTATGAGGAGTCTTTTCTTATAGATAGAAAAAAACTCATGAGTCAATTAATAGTCAATCTTCCACCGCAAAAAGTCTGGATTCGTAAAGAATACCTGAGAGATCATCAGGACGGGCATGGAGAATTTGAAGAAGGTGTCTGGGTTACAGCAAAGTCTCTCCCAGGACGTACATTCTATTTTGAGACTTATCTTCCAGAGTATGGTGCGATTTATGATAAGTTACCAATAAGCGCGTTCCTGAGTAGACCGCAAACTCCTGAGGTGGACTTAGACCTACCAAATCTACAATTTTGGAACTGTATGGACCATGGAGTTCGTTGTGTGGAGAAACAATTCATCTCTACAATGGATTTTGAAGTACGTACACGCAATTATGGCAACCTCAAAGGGAGATATTTGTTCACTTTGGACAACTATCATGCAAATCCAGACCTTATTGACAGCAATGTAAGTGAACTACCTGATGAACATAAGTCTCATAACTGCATTATGTTGGAAAATGGGCAATTTTGTCTCTATCCTAACAACAGAATGAGAGCTTATGACCTCTCAATGACACCAGAAACACCAAAAACTCCTGATTTTAAGGTTTCGACTCATTATTATCAAGTTGAGAACGGTATAAGATGGGGTAGATTGGGTGATACTGATGAATATTTCTGGAAAACTCCCGATGAAAGGGAGGATGATAGCAAAAAATAAATATTTGAAGGGATGAACGGGATAGCAACCCCGTAAAAAGTTCTGTTTCACTCATTTTACGGAGAAAACAGATGGCAATTCACCCAAATCCCGATAGAAATCGTGATTATATGCATCAAACTTGGGGAACAACGTCTCTCGTGACTGACTATTGGTCAGGAAACCCATCAAAGAAGGAATTGAGAGAGGTTGTTGGTGATTCTGAGGCACTCAAAAAGCATAATTTTGACAAACAGAATGAAATTCATTCAAAAATTCGAAATGATGACGATTATGATGACTGGGAATATGGAACTGAGCCCCTTTATGGTTGAAAACCGATTTTTGATGTAATAAATATGATAGAAATGTAGTGTTTTTCGATGCCTGTCGAGGTTCAACAGCGAACATCAGTTGGATTTAAAGACCTTAGTATGTCTTTTCAAAAAAATCCACTGTCAAATGACTTAATTGTGCTAAATCATGCAAATGCGATTGCACAAGCAGTCAAAAATTTGGTGTTAACTGACCCAGGAGAGAGATTTTTCAATCCCGATCTTGGAACAGGCATCTCAGAATCACTTTTTGAGAACGTAGATGTTATTTCAGCATCTCAAATTCAAGTTTACGTTGAAAATACGATTCGAAATTATGAGCCAAGAGTCAGATTGGAAGAAGTTGTGATTGTTCCAGACTTTGATAGTGGTTTATTCAACGTTACTGTTAAATATGAGATTGTAGGAGTCGATATACCAATTCAAGCACTTGCATTTCCCTTAGTTAAAACCAGGTAGATAAATGCCATTAGTTAAGTTTGCCAACTTAGACTTTGATCAAGTCAAACAATCGATAAAAGACTATCTCAAATCTAACTCGAATTTCACTGACTATGACTTTGAGGGTTCAAACCTCTCGGTGATTATTGATGCGCTTGCATATAACACATATATTTCCTCTTACAACGCAAACATGCTGAGTAATGAGGTTTTCATTGATTCTGCAACACTAAGGGAAAACATTGTATCTCTTGCAAGAAATGTTGGTTATACTCCTCGTTCAAGAAAATCATCACAGGCAAATATCTCATTCACTGTTGATGTAGGTTCATCAACTGCTTTAACACTGACTCTTAAATCTGGAACGGTTGCAACTTCGAGACAAAGATTTGGAAATGTCTCATTTGCGTTCACAATTCCAGAAGATATTACTGTTCCGATCATCAACGGAACTGCAACTTTCAGTAATATCACAGTTTATGAAGGAAATTATGTCACAGAGAACTTTACAGTTGACACAAATATCCCAAATCAGAAATTTATTCTTGGAAATGAGCACATTGACACCTCATCGCTGGTTGTAAGAGTCTACCCAACCTCTCAGGACACGTCATTTAAGCAATATAACCTCAAAAATGACCTTTTTAATGTCATTGCTGACTCCAAAGTTTACTTCTTGCAAGAAATTGCGGACCAAAGATATGAATTATTCTTTGGAGATGGTATTTTTGGCAAAAAATTAGACAATGGTAACTACATTACAGTAAGTTACACTGTTACTAATGGTGAAAATGGTAACGGAGTATCCTCTTTTGCTTATGCTGGAAGAATTTTTGATAACAATGGAACATTAGTTACATCTGATATCTCCGTTATCACGACAAACTCAAATTCAACTGGTGGGCAAGAGATTGAATCTGTTGATTCAATTCGCAAATTTGCTACAAGACAATACTCTACACAAAATAGAGCCGTAACTTCCGCAGATTATGAATCTCTGATTCCAACAATTTATCCAGAAGCAGAGTCTGTAACCGTATTTGGTGGTGAAGAATTAAGTCCACCAAGATACGGAAGAGTATATGTTTCAATCAAACCGATCAATGGACAGTATCTTTCAGCGTCTGTGAAGGATAATCTTGTTGATCAACTGAGAAAATATAAGATTGCTGGTGTTTTACCAGTTATTTTGGATGTCAAGTATGTTTATGTCGAATTCAATTCAGTTGTTTTCTACGATCCATCACTCGGTTCTAATGCAGACTACCTAAAATCTGCAATTTCTGAGTGTGTTGAGATGTATGCAGACTCTACTGAGTTGAATAAGTATGGTGCAAAATTCAAATTCAGTAAATTTACGAAAGTGATTGATGATTGTACCGATGCAATTACATCAAACGTCACAAATATTATGATTCGCAGAGATCTAGCACCAATTTTAAATACTTTTGCGGAGTATGAAATTTGTTTCGGAAACCGTTTCTGCGTAAATCCAAATGGTTATAACCTTAAAACATCTGGGTTTACGGTAAGTGGAATAGCAGATACGGTTTATTTCTCAGATACTCCAAATGCTGATCTTTTGACTGGAACAATTTTTATGTTTAAAGTCGATACCACGACTCAGGCAGGAGTGGTATTAAAGTCTGTTGGAACGATTGATTATGTCAAAGGAGAGATTCTAATCGACCCAATTAGAATTACATCGACGGCAAAAACAAATTCCCAAGGACCAATTATCGAATTTGCCATAAAGCCTTACTCCAACGACGTTATCGGAAAACAAGAGTTATATTTGCAACTAGATATTAATAATAGCACTATCAACATGCTAAAAGATGAAATATCATCTGGTGCTGATATCTCGGGTTCGAGATATGTAGCAGCAAGCAGTTGTGCGGACACAGGAAGCCTCATCAGACGTTAAAATAAATCATGATCAATAAAAGAGTCAAAGTCAGCACTGTCATCCAGAGTCAGTTACCTTCGTTTGTAAGGGATAATTATCCTCTTGCAGTCGATTTTTTAAAGACTTATTATAGATCACAAGATTCGCAGAGTCTTCCAGCGGATATTCTGTCAAATATTGATCAATACGTTAAGGTTGATAATCTCACAAACCTAAGCGTAGAAACGTCTCTGGGGAGTTCTATTCAAGCAAATGACTCTACTATCGTAGTGTCTAATACAGAGGGATTCCCAGACTCCTACGGCATCATTCAGATTGATTCTGAAATCATTACTTACACTGGAATCACAACAAACTCCTTTACTGGATGTGTTCGTGGATTCAGTGGAATTACTTCTTATCATGCAATCAATCAACCAGATGAGTTGATCTTCTCATCATCTGATGCGTCCACTCACAATAGCGGATCTTCTGTTAAGAATTTAAGTGTTCTTTTCTTGAAGGAATTCTTTACCAAAGTCAAGAAGCAAATTGCTCCTGGATTTGAGAATAGAGATCTGTATGGGGATCTAAATCAAAACGTATTTGTAAAGCAAGCAAAGGATTTTTATTCTTCAAAGGGTGCTGAGCAGTCTTATGAAATACTTTTCCGTGCTTTGTATGGAAAAGACGTAGAGCTTGTTCGCCCAAGCGACAATCTTTTTATCCCTTCCGATGCGGGATATAGAGTAACTAATGATCTAGTAGTTGAAGCGATCAGTGGAGATCCACAATTACTTGTAAACAAAACACTTTTTCAAGACTCTAACCAATATCATAAGGCAGCAAATGCAACAATTACTCAGGTAGAAAAAATTCTACGTGGAGAAGATACTTTTTATGTTCTGAGTCTGGATGCTGATTATGGCAGAGATATTGATACTGTCCAAGGATCACAGAAAGGAACTTTTGCAATTAATCCCAAAACAAGTTTGCTGAGCGGTGTCTCAATTGGAGCAACTGTTCTTGATGTAGATTCTACCGTTGGTTTTGCAGCAACTGGTCAAATTGTTGCGACTCTTCCCAATGGAACATCTCAAACATTAACATACTTATCAAAATCATCAAACCAGTTCTTCGAAGTATCTGGTGTATCTCAAACGATGAATGAGACCCAGGAAGTACGCCAAAATAGCGTGGCTTATGGGTATACCTCAACATCACAAACAAACCCCGTACAGGTCCGTATAGGTGCCGTTCTGGAAGATCTTGTTATTCCAGAAGATAACTATCTTTTTGATAAAGATGATAAAATTGAGATTCAAACTCTTGGTAAGAGAATTGAAACTCAGAAAGCAAAGAATTGGTTTTATAACATCAAAACAACATACGATGTTGAATCTATTGTTGAGAGAGCATTTGGATCTCAAATCTATGACGTAACAACATATGATGAAAATGCATTCTTAATTGGAGATACTGTTGTACTGACAGATACAACTTCAACAACTTATACTTTTACAATATCTGGTGTAATTAATAAGAAAACATTTACTGTCTCTGGATCATCTTTGCCAGTAACAAGGAAGTTTACTGCTAAGAGAGAACTATTAAAAGGCAATTCACTGTCCTATCCATATATTTCAAATTACATTACAAACGTACAAAACGTTTATACTAGTAATGACAATCTTTATGTTGCATCAAACTCAATTCCATCTTACAACAATCTTTCAATTGAACCAGAAAACTTTAAGGTAGATTTTTCTGGAACTTTTTCAGGAGAAGATATTGTTGTTGGTCAACACGTATTTTATACTGGTGATGCAGTTCAGTATGTTGGAACTGGTTTAAACCTTGCATCTGGAACTTACTTTGTAAAGGTTGTTAATTCTACGACTATCAAACTTGCGGCAAGTAAACCAAATATTTCAAATGGAATATTCTTTACTGTTACTGGAACTACTTCAAACTCATCTTTATCAAAATATGGATACAAAGATAAAGTTTTAGAAGCACAAAAAATTATTAGAGAATTAAAATCACCAATCACAGAAAAAGATAAGGTAAGAACTCTTCCTGGTAAAGTTGGTATTTTTGTAAATGGTGTAGAGATTTTAAATTATAAAACCGAAGACACAATACATTATGGTGAGATAACCAATATTGATGTGACTGCGGAAGGTAGTGGATATGATATTATCAATCCACCTGTGATGACAATTACAGATAATTCTGGTAGTAGTGCAGAGGCAAAAGTCTCAGTTCGAGGCGGTTTAGACAGAATTGATATTACTTATCCTGGTATTGATTATCTAAGCACACCCTCAATCACAATCAGAGGAGGAAATGGAACTGGTGCAGTTGCAGAAGCTTCTTTGATG